GACCAAAAGATGCTAATTGATATAAAGGCATTTCTACCTTTTGGACTTGCGCCCAAATATCAATAGGTCCCATATCCATGGGCTCTGCATCCCCTAACATATTTGTTAAGTGATAAGAATCAACATGTGAACTAGCTTTATACTGAGTATCACGTAGGAAAATCCCATTATTCATAATTGGAGTTGCCATAATTTGATTACTTTTTTAAATTAAACATTAAATTAAACTATATATTAAAACCTTTTAAATATATTTTTATTTCTCGGTAGTTTTCTACCTGTACTTCTTTTTGCTGGTTCTTTATCTCCTACAGTTGCAGCTGAACTTCCTTTTTGAGACTGTGCAGTCTTAAGCTTTCTAACTGTTTTTTCTGTAGCAACACTTTCACCTTTCTCCATCAACTTGTTTTTGTATCCTTTTGGATCTGCTAATAACCATAATGCTTCAGTTATTAACGGATAGTTTGGTTCAACAAACTGATACTTCTCAAGAAGATGTCCAAGCAAATTTGTATTTTTTCCTGTTATAGATGGATATGCTGGTTGCACTAATCCATTATATAACAATGCTTGAGTCTTTCTATCCACTTTAATATTATTTATCTGTCCTCCTTTTAAAGTCTCATATACATTTGCCATGTATTTTTCAGAAGCTTGTTGTTGTTGTTTCTGTTTCATCTCTTGCTCTTGCAATCTTTGCGCAACAACTTTTTCTTGCATCTTATCTAATTTTGGTTTAAACTTAGAAGCTTGTTGTTCAAGTTTTCCTAAATCTTTCCAAATTTCAATTTCTTCAGCAATCTCTTCTGCATTACCATAACCAGTTGCTCCTAAGTATTCTCTAATTATTCGCTCCTGATCTGTTTCTTTTTTTATATCAAGCTCTCTTGTTTCTTCAACTTTTGATAAAGCCCCAAACAATCCTTTTAGATCTTGACCACCTTCTGCAACATATCTTGCTGCTATTTGTAGTTCTTGTGGTAAACTTTCAAAGAACTGCTTTGGTGTTTCCTTTCTAACCTGATTTGTTCTTTCTTCTAAGTTAGCTTGAATTAATTCTTCCCAATCTTTAGGGGTATATTCATCAAGTTCTTTTTCATCATCAAAAGGAATTATTTTTTCATCTTTTATAAGTTTTGAAAAAACATCAGATATTCCTTCTATTCTTTTTCTTCCTTTTTTTGTTGTTGTTGTTTCAGTTTCTTCCTCTTTTTCTAGTTCATCAAGTCCTAAAACTTTATCTACATCAACTTTTTCTTTTGGTTCTTCTTTTTTAACAGTTTCTTTTTTTTCTTCAACTGCTTCATTTTTTACTTCTTCTTCTTTTACTTCTTCTTCTACTACTGGTTTTTCTTTTTTATTTTCATATAAAAAACTAGTATCAACATCTTTTTTTCTACTAAAGATGCTTTGTTTTTGTTCAGTTTCTTCTGGCAGCGTTATTGAGTCTCCTCCTGGTGCTGCATTAAAGATATCATTAAGATCAACATCTACTTGTTCAACCTTTGTATCTACTGTTTTGGTTTCTTTTTCAGCCATGGCACATTTGGTTTTTAATTGTTATACATATATAATATACAAAAGATTTATTACTAAACCTTTAAAATTTTTTTCAATTTAAAAATTTATGACAGTATATAGCTATCATTACTTTTTCTTCTTTTCATCTTTCTTTTTTCTTGAAGATTCAACATCAAATCTATTTTTATTTTCTCTTGCAATTTCTAATTGAGTATTAGCAACATCACGTTGTGTAGCCATTTTTTCCCTATCAATTCCTAATTTTGCTTGATCATGTGCATTTTTATTAGCTGCTTCTTCTCTTTTAAAATTCATTTGCTCTCTATATTCATCTCTTTTACGTATATCCTGCATTGCATCTTGGAAATCACTTTGTTGATTTTGATTAATATCAACTTGTCCTCCATAACTTGCTGCTCTTATTTCTGCAACTGTAATATCTTTTTTACGGTTGGCATCATTTTGTGATGCTAAGAATTCACGTTCTTGAGCTTTTTCTTGAGCTTGAGCTTGAAGTTGTTGTTGTTGCATTTCTTGCTGTTGTTTCATTTGAGATTCTCTTTCTTGTTTTTGTTTAGATTCAGAATCTTTAAGTATATCAGTTACTTCAGCAATAGATTCAGCTTTAATAACACTTCCAAGGTCATAAATACTTGCACCAGAAGTATTATTTTGTATAGCTAATTGTTTCAATTGATCTAATATTGCTCTATGATTTGTTCTAGTTGTACAAAAAATATTAAATTCTCTCATTAATAAATCAGTACCATTCATTTGAAAATTAACTTTTTCTGCTTCGCTAGATATATAATTTAATCTAACGCTTGGTGTTGTACTATGATAAAATTGAGAAAGATCTGTTCTCATTTGATGTACTCTAGGCATAAGATTATCTGAATGTTGTATAAAATACATTTCAGTTTGTGCAAATGATGATTGAACAGCTTGTTGTACACCAGTAGCAGTTTGTCTAGAAATTTCTTGACCTAATCTTTGAGGATTAATACCAATAGCCTCAAATGCTTGAGTTTTAAAATGATTAGCTAATTGTATTCTACTCATCAATCTATTAGTCTGTTCCATGTTTAATGTTTGATAATGATTGAAATTTGTAGCATTTTCTGTATTAGTTATTGAAGTATCTAAAGGTAACATACCAAAATCTTTCATTGCTACATATGCTTTAGCCATATTATTCTTACCCCAATCCTCTCCCATAGAATGACGTGGTAATGCATTTTGATCAAACATAATAACAGTACCAAGTTCATCTACAAGTATATCAGCTATTTGATTATTAACCATATTATAACCAACTTGATATGCTTTCATTAAATCAACTAAAGAAGTAGATCTTGTATTTCTATCTGAAAATACTCTTCCTTCTACAGGAAGTTTACAATTATATAATGAATTATCTCCTTTAAATTGAAACTTAAGTCTTCCAGGTTTAGTTGCATTTACTCCAACATAAATAGGATTTAATTCAGTTGAAGTTTGTCTCCATGTAGATGGCATGTTAGGTCCAATCTTAACACCTCCCCATACCTCATTAATCCATATCCAATCAATATGTTCACCATATGCTAGATTATCTCTTGTTTTATCTTTAAATAAATTTGTATTATAAATAGGTTTTTCTGTAAGTTTGAAATTTTCATCAACAACTTTAGATACTACTGAACCATCTTCTTTTACACGTGTTAAATGTCCAACTTTTCTTTGAGTTTTCCAATATGCTGTAGTAACTCTTAACATATTTCTTTCACCCCATAAAGCTATATCCTCTCCTTCATTTAAAATCCATTTAACAATATCATTACCTCCATCTGGAGAATTTTGCCAATTGCTAACAAATTGTCTATATCCTAAAGAAGGTAAATCTGTATTCCATTTATGTGATCTAGTTGGATCATAAAATGTTCCATCATTTTGATATCCTTGCATACTATATTTAACATTTTTAGCAGGATATATTTTTTCTAAAGATTTTAATTGGCTTTCAGTCATTAGGTATCCGTATGCATCTACTACATCTGCAACGGTCATCATTTCACATTTACCAACATAATTTGAATCTGATATATATCTAGTATCAGGAGATTTTTGATAAAATGTTAATACTGGATTCCATAATTCTACTTCATAATCATCCTCCATCATTTTAAAATGCCAAAACTCTCTGTCTGTAATAAGCATATCTTTAAATGCTCTTTCTTCTAACTCATGCATTTTAAATCTTTCTTCATCAACTTTCTGTTGATGTGATGCCCATTCTTCTACTAAACTCCTATAATCTTTAGAGAAAAAATCTTCTATTTCAGGAAGTGATTTTATTTTATTTGTATCAAGTTGTTGTTTTGATTCTTTTGATTGCGGATCCATACCCATTTGAACCATCTTAACTAATATTTTTGCTCTGGCATCTGCTAAAAGATTTTCTTCAACCATCTTTCTTTTAGATTCAAGCATCTCATTATAAGATAAATCATCTACTGCTCTAAACTGTACTTTTGAAAATCTCTTTGAAAACTCTCCTGTAAGTACATTAATTACATTTGGTATAATAGGATAAAATTTAAGTTCTAATGCAGAATCATCTGACTTAGTTAATACATCCATTAGATCTTTATAATCATTATCTTCTTCAACTATATAGTCTGTTTTATCTATAATACCTTTAGCCAGCTTATAATTTTTAAGCATTTTTCTGGCAGTCTTTTTTAGATACTCCATTCCTTCCAACTCTAACCAATCTAAATTCCAAGCAGCCCAATCATCATCCTTCTTTTTAGCAGGTAAAAATTGTACAGGTTGTGTTAAGCTAGCTGAAGAAGGATAATCCTTACTATCAGCTTTAGCTCCGTTTTTCATTTGTAAAGCATTAAGTACTCTCATATTATTTTTTCTTTACTGTGTATTTAATAGATACTTTTCCGTAAGATGTATTGCTTATCCAGTTTGATATATATCCTGTTGAAGTGGTCGTCCAATAATCATTCATTTTATTTTATGTTTTTAAATGGGGATTTTTTAAATTTAGTTGATCCAAATCTCTTTTTCCTTCCTAAATTCTTAAAAGGCCTCATATTTAATTTATACATTTTTTGTGATTTTTCCAAGCTATCTTTAGAGTTATCCTGTTCTTTACGCTTAATATACCCTCTATTAGCTTGCTGAAGCTTTGCAAAAGCTATTAATGCAGAAAATGCTACAAGTCTATCTACGTTTAATCCTGGGAAATATTGCATCATTTCAGTTAGTAACATTTTATCAGGAATTCTTTCAACTCCTAAAACTGTTTTTACTATATTACCATGCTCATCTGTATCTTGATATATTTCTTCTCTAATAAATTCAATAGCATAAGATATTAAATGACTTTTAAATAATGTACCTGTATTTTTCCATCCATATTCTTGAAATACATTAGAATTAGATCCAAGATCTTTTAAGAATACTATTTGTTGTTTTGGTACCAAGTACTTTTGTTTTTTTCTAGCAATCATATGTTGTATGAAAAGAGATATATTATTCTCAACTAATGTCCATGCATTGTACCATTCTATTATTAATTCAAGTTGCTCATGAGTTTTATTTATATCATCATATCTACCACACCATGATGCTACAATTTTATCACCTTCTACAAATGTTTCTAATCCATCTTTAGTTTCTCTTGTAACTTCAACAGGATTTTTATAAACAAATATACTACATAAAGAATCTGATGTAGTTGTCTTACCTTCTGATACAGGGTCAATAGAAGCATAATACATACTAAACGTTGGATTACTTACAGGTTTTTCCCATACAACTAATGATCCTGTTTTGTCTTCCATTTTTTTATTTACAGGAAATGTTGATATAGGTAATTTATTTGATTTACTTGGTTTAATTCTTCCATCAAGTCTTTCTAGTTTTACAAACTCATAAGCATATTCTTTTTCCTCAATTTTCTTAATTTGTTTTGATAATACAGCTTGCGGGAATATAGCTTCTTTTCTATATGCAAAAGCCTCTGCAATATCTATTGGTTTTTGAGATATTCTTAATTGATATTGTTCAGGAGATAAATCTTTTTTCCATTGAGCTCTTTCTTCTCTAATAGACTTTAATGCTTCTTCAATAAGTGAATTTCCATATTTATCTATATGAGGAGGCATAGACCATTGTTCAGGAATAAATAAACCACAAACTCCTATAGTTCCTTTGTCATCCATTAAGTTTGTTTCTACAGCATATATATCATTTCCTTCAGGATTTAAGATCATTTGTTTTAATGGTTCACATTGATCAAGATCACCCACTGATCCAGCAGCAATAAACATACCTGTTGTCATCATACCGGATGTCATTGCAGGTCTAATATATTCAAATGTTTGATCCATTTTAGGAGCAATACCAGCCTCTTCATGAAAGAAGTATGTACAAGGTCCACCAACACCAGTTGTTGGGTTTTTCTCAAAAGATGCACCTTGTATTTTAGACATAAGACCTTTATTGGTTTTTCTATTATTTATTCTTACTTCTATTTTTTGCTCCCATAATAAAACCTTTTCTGGAGTACAAGGTCTATACCAAGCAGTATGCTCATTGAGAAATGTTTTATACTCATCTAAAAATTTCCATGAACCTTTATCATTTATATAGTCTTTAAGTGATGCTCCTATTTTACATATAGATCCTTCTTCAAACCAGAATTGATTTAAAACTTTAGCCATATGGAAATAAGAAGAAGCTATCTGACGCTTCTTAAGAATAGCTACATGTCTATGATGTAGTTCAGCTAATAATTCATATAATGCCATATGATATTGAGCATCTCTAACTTTAGCAAATCCATATTTCTTTTCTTCTTTATCAAAAATTGGTAAGAAGTTTAACCACATATAGTAATCTCTAGTAAGATAAAATATATTTTCCTTACCATAAAATATTACTCCTTCTCTACATTTTTCTTTTTGATCATTCCAATAATTTATATAATCTTTGGATCTAAAAGGTTTATTGCAATAATATCCTTCAGTATTAAATATTGTAGCTTGTTCATTAAATAGCAAGGCAGTCTCATCAAATTGATACTGCCCTGGTTCTTTAAAAATGGTAAGAAGAAATTCTATAAATTCTTGTTTTTCTTTAAATTCTTTATAGTCCCATTTACCATCTTTATATGTAGGAATTTTTTTATACATCTAATTCTTTCAATTTACATATAATTGCATCTTGAAATAATAATATATGTCTTTCTCCTTCATGAATAAATTCTTTATCATCAACTGTCATATTAATAAGCCATTGAACAAAATCTCCAATTTGAAGCTCTTTATCTACTTCAGGACCTCTTGCAACAATAGTTCCTTGAGGTTTTTGTTGAACTTGAGAATCAGGAAGAATAATTCCTGAACTTGTTTCTGCAACAACTTCTACTGGTTTTATTAATACTCTTTTACCAATAGGTATTACTTTATAATTTTTAACATTTTCTTTTATCATAGTTTTAAATTTATAATTGATCATAAGCTAATCCCTGTCCACCGCGAACAGAGCTTTGTTGTTCATTTTTCATATCAGTATATGCACCTTTAAAAGATTGTCTAATCTGATCAAACTTAGCAGCAGTATTAACTAATGCAGTTAAATTACCATCTCTACCATGATCAATAGATGTTGTTTCCATATACCTAGCTAATCTATCTAGCATAGTTTTAATACCTTTATATGCTCTATATGTGGGAGTTTCATATAATTCTTTACATGTATCTATAGCATATCTTATTGCACCATCTTCAGTAGATTCTTCTAATTCTATTTCTTCTATGATCATATCTTCTTTTTCATGCTCAGGCATATTGAAAAAAGGATTTAAATCTGGATCAGGACATGTCATATAAAATACATATTGATATACAGATAAATATGTATCTGGATATTCTTCCATTATCTTCTTTAATGATTTTAAAGTATAACAATGCTCACTAGGAACAACTTTACCATTTTGTATATCAAATAATTTTACTAGCATATTGGATTATCTTTTAACCACATTATAAGACTTTGAATTTCATCTTTTAAATATGGTAGTTCATAAATAATTACTTCTTTTACAACAGGCTCTTCATCTACATATTTAGTTATTGGATAGCCGTATTTATCTTTACCTTCTTCTTCAAATACTACATGTTGGATTTTTAAATTTCCAACTTTAAGTTTAGGATTATGTTTTTTAATTATATATGCATATAAACTTAATTGAAGGTTATAATGTTTTAAATTACAATCATCTAAATGATTAACAGGTTTATACATTTTAGATGTTATGCCTTCCCAATTAGTAAAACCTTTTTTCTTAATTTCTTTATTAGTCTTATAATCAAGAATATTTATTTTACCATTTACTATAGTAACAAGATCTGCTTGTCCACATAAACCAGCAGATTTTAAATAAACAAAATGTTCAGGATATACACCATCTTTTAATTTTTGTTCAGGTGCTATTTTAATCCCATTATTATCTGTAATAGGTTTTATTATTGGAACCTCTACACCATCTCTTTCTATTGTCTTAAATTCTAGTAATCTATTTTCTCTTTCATCATGATACCAATTACCTAATTCAATAGCTCTTTTAGATTCATTATCCCAAATTTCTAATATTTTTTTTGGAGGTATTTTATACCATTTAGATCTTTTATTCTTAGAAGATTTTTTAGATTGTGCTTTTGCATCAAATTTAGGTTTAAACATTCCTACAAATGATGTAACACTTGTCCACTTAATTTGATCTTTTTCAAGATTTTCATTAAGTGTTTCATATATATGACCATCTGATCTAAATATTACTGGCATCTTCTTCTGTTTTTATTTGTTTCTTAACTTGATCTTCTGCCCTTTTACTCATAACTGCTTTCCAATGTCCTCTTGGGCAACTAGATGATAAAGCTCTAAGTTTAATTCCTAAACTACAACCACAATCTGAACAACAAGGTTGTGTTCCATTAACAGCACAATCTGTACCTATATTATCTAATGCAGGACAGGCAAGACAATTCATCCATCTAATATCAGCTATTTCTTCAACATCTTTCTTTTTAAATATTTTATTTTTAACACCTTCAAAAATTTGATCCATATTTCCAAAAGCACTTAAAATTTTATTAAATTTCATTTTTAAATTCTTTTTTTAGTTTTATTTTTTTGTTTAACATTTCTAAAGCATCCTCCATTTGCTTTAATTTATTTTTAACAGGTACGTATTTATCATAACCTTTATATGTCATTTTTTGAAGATTACCTATTATATCTTTATTTCTTTTTATTGATTTTTCTAATCTCTTTTTTCTTATTATAAATGTTCCTAATGATGCAACATTAATATGAGTATCAGTTAAATCTGATAAATTCTTTCTTATTTTATTATAGTAAAATGTTACAATATCATCAACAACATCTTTGTGCACTCCTATTTCTTTTGCCACTTCTTCAAAAAAAAACTTATGATTTTTTGGTTTCAATTGATACAAGTTTATAATCTAAAAAAATAATACCTTCAGTTTGTATATTTAAATCACTATTAATACTAATAGTTTTTTTATTAGATCCATTTTTAATAATTAATTTTTTCTTTTCTGCTTTTGTTAAAGCATTTCTACAAGATTGAGGACTTTTAAAAATTTCTTTTTTAGATATATCTTCACAAAATAGTGTTAATTCTTTTGTTCCCATCTTGCATAATTCACACAAACAATTTAAATCTGCAGAACTTATTTGAATATTATTTAGAAAGCAATGAGTAAGGATTTGATATTTAATTATATCATCCTTACTCATTTTTACTTTCTTATTTACTTTATTAACTACAGCCATGAAGTTAATATTTTGTCACTTTGCAGTAACGTATAAGTAAATCTATTTCCCCAAACATCTCTAGCTTTTCTACAAATACTCATAAATTCTTTCCAATCATCATTAGATGCAATCACCTGACAACCAGCTGACCATTTATCTACTTGTTTAGATTTTTTACCAGCATATTTAGTAGCTCTATGAATATTTATTCCAAAATTTCCTTCTTGTACAGAGTCTTCATAAAGATTATACCATTGATCACGGTTATCATCTCTATAAACTTTTACAGGCCTATCCTGTCCTAAAGCTTCATATCTACCCTGATGTTTTCTTATAATATGACTACCTCTATATTGTCCAGGTTTTAGTATTGCTACTCCATCCTTTCTCATTATATTTTCAACCCAATGAGTTCCAGGATCTGTTGTACAATCATATGAATGAAACTGCCATATTCCAGGAGTTAAAATATTTCCTTTAATATCATATGTTTCACCAGTCTTATAAGATAATGTAATTTTATCATCAAATTTATTAGTAACTTCAGTGCCAGTACTAGAATTTCTAATTCCTACAATGTTAAGGTTATAATTACCTTTTTCAAACCATTGATAATTAGTCATTCTCTTTATAGTCTGCTCTATCTGTTCTCTTGTAAATTTTAAAGGACTATTCATTATTCAGCTTTTTTAAGAGTTCTTTTTGGAGTCTCAACAACAGGAGGTTTTACATTAGGTGCAGGAGGTGCTTTAGGTACAGAAGGCATTGTTTCAGGTGGCGTAGATGCCATCTTTGTTATAAACATCTGTGCTTGCATTCTTTCTGCACGAGATTTTTCAATATCTCTTAACAAATTTTCATACTCTAGTTGAGATTGTAAGTGAGGGATGTGATCTTTATAATATTCTGTGATCTCATCTCTTTTAGCATTTAGTTCTTCTTGTGAAAGAAGTTCTTCTGCATTTTTAGGATTTTCATTTTTATCCGCCATGATTAAAATATTTTTAAATTAATAATAGGCAAATATATATAAAAAGTTTAAATAAAAAAAGTTTATTGAAAAAAAAATATTTTTAAGGTTCTATTCTTGCATTTTCTTCTAACACTTCACTCTTTGTAATCCAACTTACTGCATATGCAGAATTATCTAAAGCTAATAAAAAATCATATTTATCTGGATACTCAAAAGGTTCATCAAATAATTCTATAGTATATCCTTTCTTTATAAGTAGATTCTTATGTATTTCTACTGTTTCTGTTACACTATGTATTTTAATAGTTACATATATATCAGTTGTATCTACATTGCTTATTTTACAAGAATGTACTTTATAGGTAAATCCATTATCTTGCCTAGCATGACCTATTAATTGATTGTCTGTATTACCTGTATGATTCTGTTTTATATTATATATCATATCTTATACTTTTTCTAAAATTATTTTACCTCCAAAAATTTGATCTCTTGCTTCATTAATTGTTATTACTATACGGCAAGTTTTAACTCCATCACCTACTATATCTGATCCACCATCAGTAGTAAAGTCAGATGCTGTACCCACATCTTTTGCAGTTCCTCGTGCTGTATTAGTGTTGG